TGGCATCATTGCCACCATCATTCCCTTGACCACTCGTCCCTGCGGCACCAGTCGCACCACTGTTATAGTTGCCGCCACCACCAGAACCCCCAGTGCCAGCGGCAGTGCTCCCATAGCTTGCGCCGCGCCCACCTCCAGTGGAAGTGACTGAAAACCCAGAACTATTTGTCCCAGAAGTAGCGGCAGCACCACCACCTCCAACAGTTATCGTATAGGTGCCAGATGGCGATGCAACCGACCCGGCACGATAGCCACCGGCACCACCGCCACCTGCAGCGTAAGAATTACCGCCGCCACCGCCCCCTGCAATAATAAGATATTCAAGAGGAATTGGTACCGGCCACGTACCAGCCTTGATGTACTGCTGCGCCTGATCCAGAGTCCATATCCCCGGCGCTGCGCTTGTTGTCGGCGCAGTGGGGTTTGCCATAATGAAACCACCGGGGTATTGTTTGCTCATGGTTTAGAACGTGATCGTGCCAGAGGCAGTAAATGTGTAGATAGTGCGGCCACCAGAGTTGGTGACTGTGGGGGAGCCGGTGGTTGATACGGCTGCTTGAGGTGCAGAAATGATGACTACGCCGGAACCACCTGCTCCTGCTGCAGTGCCGGTACTCCAAAAAGCTGCGCCGCCGCCGCCGCCTGTGTTTGTTGTGCCAGAAACGCCATTTGGAGACGCAGAACCGCCTCCGCCGCCTCCGCCGCCATTACCACCAGATGATGAATCGGCTCGGCCAGAACCTCCACCGCCGCCGCCGCCACCAGCCCTAAATATCGATGTGCCAGTTATTGATGACGCTAATCCCGCGCCACCATTTCCAACTGGGGTCGAGTTTGGATTGATTGGGCCATTTGAACCGGCTGCACCAGCGCCACCGCCACCGCCACCCCCATATAAATCGCCTTCGCCGCCGCTATTCCCCTGCCCGCTTGTTCCACTTGCGCCAGGGTCATCTGCACTTCCCCCGCCACTACCCCCAGTTAAAGGGTCTCGGTTAGGGGGGCTGTATGCACCGCCGCCACCGCCACCGGTTGAAGTAATAGATGAAAATACAGAATTACTTCCACTAGTTCCACGCCCAGTAAGTGCCGCTCCATTACCAGCGGCACCACCCCCACCAACAGTTACCGTAAGCGCGGATCCCGTACTAACACTAAAACTTGAAGCAGCAAGATACCCACCTGCGCCACCTCCACCGCCAAGTTGTGATCCGCCGCCACCGCCTCCTGCAATAACAAGGTAATCAACCAAAAAAAGTTGGGGTGGCCAACCACTCCCAGCAATAGCCTGCAACTGTTGCTCAAGCGTCCAGATGCCCGGAGCACTACTTGATGAAGTAGTCGGTGGCGTAGCGGAGATTACCCCGCCTTTGTAGCGCATGCTCATGCTGCGCTCCTTACGTGATGTCCTCGTACGAAATGCTGTACGTCAACGAACTAGCCGTGCCGCTGGTCACTGTGATGGACGTACCTTCTTGGAGGTAGATCGCGGTAGTCTTGTCCACCACGATCAAAGAAGCATTACCCGGCACAGAAATGGTTGAGGCCACTGGAAACGCTGTACCGCCTGACGGGGCCGAGCCTTGAGCCACTGCGCCGTTGGTGTAGATGCTCACTGTGGTGTTTGCCGCCGAAGCCGTGGTGTTAGCCACAACGATCTGGTTGATCTTGAACACCTTGTTGGATGATGCCGCGTTAGGCAGCAGAACCACGGCAGTTGCGACGGACGGTGTGAGGTATGTCGTAACACCGTTGATGACGGTGACGTTGACGATGTTGGGATTTGCCATGATGCTTCCTTAGAAACCAAAGATCATCGCCATTGCGATGCTTTTGCCGGTGTTGATACCACCAAGATTTGACAACGCGGTTGCCGCAGTTGTTGCCCCTGTACCACCTGAAGCGGTAGCCAGCGCCGTGCCAAGCGTCAATGATCCAAAGTACGTCAGCGCTTCAACTACATCTGTACCGTCGCACCGCAGTGCAATCCTGGACCCATTAGGCACCGAGATTCCCGACCCAGCAGAGGTCTTAAACGTCTGCGCAAAACCTGTGTTGTTGGTGACAAAGTACAGCTTGCTGACTGCTGGGCAGATAACCTGATACGAAGCCCCTGGTGTACCGCCAAGGACAATAAACATCGCCCGAGATTCATCTGCAACCCCGTTGGCATTTGACAGCGTGTAGTTCGCTGCCGTCATCGTGATGCTGGCAGTCCCAGCAATTGATGTGTCAATCAGTGAGGTTGCCCCGGCGTTGAACACCGTTCCCCAGGTATTGGACAGTTCCCCGGTCGCCGGAAGGACAAGCCGAAGACTGTTGGTAAAGGTTGAAGGCATCTCTTACCTCAAGCGAATCGGATTAGCGCCGTGGTGGCAGAAGCAGCCGGAAGCTGCACCGTGAAATTTGGCCCAGCAGTTTTGTCAGCCCCAAAGTCCAGCACCGCAATCGCACGGTCTGCCTTGGTGGAGTTGTAGATCAACGCCCCACGGGTGACAAAACTAGAACCCGGCCACGCCGGATTGTCAAACGTCACATACGCCGTGGTGCCAGAAAGAAGCACTTGGACGTTGACAAGAACCACCCCGCCAGCGGTGTAGCCTGTACCTACAACTTCATTAGTTGTGGTGTAAACCGTGGTGTCTGCACCAAGAGAAGCAGCGCTCGTATAGAGCGCCATCTTCAACGTGTCGGTATCCAGATCATGGATAGCCAGCCATGACTCCTGTTTGAACGAAGAGCATAGCGTTTGTACCAAAGCCATTTAGACCACCTGTGTCCTGACCTGCCCAGTACGGTATGCGTCTTGACGGTTCTTGCCTTCGCCCAGGTTCTTCAGCAGGGTCAGCGATTGGACGTACTGCTTGTTCGTCTCGGCAATGATGTCGGGCTCTTGCTTCATAAACCGCGCCGCTTCAACCATGACTGCGTTAAACAACACACTGTCAAAGTTGTCCCCGAGCCATGTGGTCGTTGCAGTGACGATGCTTTCCGGGTAGTAGAAATACGCCAACTCTGCACTCAAAGCAGCGCTGGGTGTGGGGCCAAGCAAGAACGATTGAATCTTTGGCGTGCCCGTCTGCGTGCCGTACAGGGCGTAATACTGCGGCGTCCCAGTGACAGCCACACTAGGGAAGGACTCCCGGATGAAATTGACATCTTTGTTCAGCAAGTAACTGAACACACCCGCAACGCTCACACCAAAGGAAAACGCAGACAAGAAGTCTGCCGGTACTACAAGTAGCGGGTTGCCAATGGTCAGCGTGAGCGTGGTGTTTTTGCGGAGGTTAGGAAGTTGAACCGAGTTATAGATGCGCTGCTCGGCTAGCTCCGTCATTGTGGCGAAGTCAGTCGCCGAGAAAGTGTTCTCGGTGTAATCCTCTACAGCGGTCTGCAACTCGGTGTAGTTCAAGTTTCACCTCACGCCATCGGCCCGCGAGACATAAAGCCCCGCGTAGCGGCACCAGATCCACGCTGCTTGATCCCGGAGGTCTTGACAGCGGGCGGCTTGCCCATAGCAATGTTCCCCACAACCATGCAGATCTCGTCCTTGAGGGTTTCGATCTCTTGCGGTTGCCCCGATTTAGCGGGGGCGAGCTTCTTGGTCGGCAGCATGGTATCAACCCGTCTTTTGGTTCATGGCGCGGGAAAGATTCTTCCCGTACTTCATGCGGTCATCCGTCGTGGGACCGCCCTTCTTGAGGGCTTTCCCGCCCTTGGCGAGCTTGGTCATCGGCTTGCCGGGGTGCATCGCACGTTCGTGCTTGTGAACATCTTTCATCATCACTCCTTAGGTGGTCACTATGGTGACTGTACCAACATATCCCTGCCCGACCAAGCTGTTTGGCGTCAGGGGCGCATCAAAACCACTGGACCCACCTATCGGAGCCCAGCCCCACTCAATCACCCGGCTACCCTCACCGATAGTCCCAATGGCAGTTTGTCCCGAGGCATACCAAGTGTTCGTATCTGGACGGGGATCACGCAGAGCCTGGGGGTCCGAGACTGGGTACATCCCGAGTTGTAACTGTGGCTGATCAGGCACCCAACAAGCCGTACAGGCACGAATCTGTGTTTGCTTGGTTTTGACTACGAGATTCTTGAGCTTTTTGAGGTCAAAACGAAACCCGCAGACATCGCAGTAGCCGAATGCCTTTGCGCCGTTTGCAAAGCGATTGCTCATGAGATGAATTGCTCTCTTGGGACAAAACGTACTGCACTGCGATCCCTATCTTCTGAACTGGCAAGATCCCAATCCTGATCATATTGCGCCTTTAGCACCTGCATCCGCTCCATCGCGCCGGGGATCTTCATGGACAGATAGTAGGCAAGGCCGGACACCAAAGCGGGGATAAACCTAAACGGTACATCTTGTGTGTACGTGCCGCCCGCACCAGCGTCCTGAATCCTGCGAAGCCGCCAGTAGACAAACGTGTACGTCTGAGAATTGTCAGGCGTGGGCCACACCGTGAACTGCGGCGCTGCTGCTTGGCGGTTGATGTAAACCTGAATCGGCCTTGCCTGCTGGAGCTTGTTCGGGATGGACGAGTAGGTAGAAACTGAGATGCGCGTGATGGTCAGGTCCGTCTGCGTGGAGACGTTACCCGCGCCTGTGCGAATCACATGCTCAATCAGATCCACCGTATCGGCGGGCAGCGTGTAGGTATTAGTGCCAGCGGTCAAGACTTGGGAGCCCTGCTCAATGGTCCACATGTTTATGCCGCGATTGGCCCAATCTGCGAACAACAAATTTAACGACCGTCTTGCGGTTCGCAGATCGTAGCCCGTGCGCAACTCAGCACCGCATCTTTCGAATGCTTCCTCGACGTACTCTGCCAAATCTAAATTAAACGTGGCCGTTCCTGATGTTGTCATACCAACTCCACCAAAAATCCAGCGGTTTTTGTGCCTTTTTTCTTCGCATAAGACACGGCAGATACCGTAACGCCAATGGCTTTTGCTGCGTCAGAAATCGTATCAAAAACACGACCGTCAGACAGCTTTATTTTCTTGCCGCCTCCCATGCGCTTAGGAGCCATGTAAGCATCTACTGACTTTTGGTTTAGTGCTCTTTGTGCGCCAACAGGTTTGTTTATTAACGCAATAAATTTAGCCGCTTCTATTCGCGCCGCTTTTTCTACTTGCGTTAAAACGCCCCTTGTTGGGTTATTTAGCATGCTTTGTGCAATTGGCAGTGCTGCTTTTGCTACTTTGTTTTTTACCAAACAAAGATCTGAAAAAACTTCCAGTGCTTCTACCGCATCCGCGTTAAACACGGTCCATGAATAAATGTGACGCCCTGTGTAAGTTTTTGTTATTCCGTCTTGAAACGCTCCACCAAATCTTTGGTAGCACGCCTCTACAGGCGCTCTGTCGCACATTGTAACTTTTGCAAGCACTGTTATATAACCAGCTTTTGCTAAGTGCACACTAACACACCCCTCGCCGTCAAAAAGACCGGCAAGGTATTGGTCAGTAGCGGTGCCGGAGGTTGCCATTATCGATGCCTTGCGGTTTTTGCAGCAATCTTGGGAGGCTGTTTGACGAACTGCTTGCCTGCGGCTTTTCCTGCGCGTTTGGCTTTGGTTGTTGCAGCGTATTCTGAAGGTGTAAGAGACTCGATAGCTGCCTTGGGGAGGTAGCGTTCGCCGGTCTTGCTAGAAGGTTTGCCACTTTTGGTCGTCCACTTCTGCGCGGTCCAGTCCTTCAGACTCTGCTGCGGGGCCTTCATGTCAGTCCTTGTACCCACCACCCTTGGCCTTGTACTGCTTGGCAAGAAGCTGGGCCTTACGAGCGCTCCACTGGCCTGCAGCGGTGCCTTGGGTGGCCTGCCCCTTGATGGACTCAAAAAGGCTCTTCCGCATCCCAGGCTTGGTGTAGTTGCCAGCTTCGTTCACCCGTCCGCCCTCGGCGTACTCAGTAAAGTCCGTGTTGTCACGGCGTGCGCGGCGTTTGCCATCCTGAAGAAAGTCCGTGTTGTCACGGCGCTTCTTCACCACACCCTTGCGGATGGCTCCCATGCCACGCGATGCCATCATATCAACTCCTGCACTCCACGCCACTGCCTGAAAGCTGGTGCCATGTACTTGCCACGCGCTATTGGCCCAAAGCACACATAACGCAGCGCATCATCTGGGGTTGAGCCTTGCGGATACCAATTTTTGCCATCCCACAACGAGAAGACAGGTTGCTCCACCTGATCCGGCCAACTTTGGTCAACCATGTAAACGCCTTTGCGTACAGGCTTAGACGTATGTTTGAACCACGGCGTCAGCGGCGGAAACTTGGTATACCAACGGTCAACATTGACCTTGAGACTTGGATCGTTGAGGTTCATTTTACGTAGCGCCCTTACACAAACCGGCCCTTGGTTTTGCCTTTGGTGGCGCAACCATCAGCACGGGAAGATGCAGACCCACCTTTGGCGTAGCCTTTGACTTTGCCGCCTTTGGCAAGCATTTCGTCCATACCCGGAAGCCCACCACCGCCCCCAATGCCAGTCATAGAGCCACCACGCCCACCTCCGCCACCTCCGCGAGATGGAGCTACATATGGATATTTTGTGGTTTTTACGCCTTCTTTGACTGAAGTTTGCGCAGCACGTTCAGCCGCTTTTCTTCCTTCTTGACTCTTAGATTGGCTGATTTCTTCACTAATACGTCTTTGCTTTTCAAGACGTATTAGTTCATCTGCCATGTTAGTACCATTAGCAGCGGCGGCTCTTGACGCTTGAGCAACCAAACTTTGTCCTGGTTCCGCCATATCACACCATCCTTCCGCGAGTCTTGCCGCGCTGGGCGCAGCCATCAATCTTGCCGCCCTTGGCCTTCTTCACCGGCCTGACAGAAGCGCCGTCAACATCTTGCGGCGGCGGTCCCATCTCTGCTGTGTAAATGCCACCATCTACACCCTTGGCTTTTGAACGGCGCGGGGCAGGATATCGCTTCAGAAGCGAATCAACTTCGCGTTTAGATTCGGCTGCGTAGTCCATGATTGTTCCTCAGCAGGCTTTGCCGCCCATTGCCATCTTGATCTGCTTGCCCTTGGTCTTGCCCTTGGACTCGATGCCGCCGCCCTTGGCGTAGGCCATGCCGCCGCCCATCATCTTCTTGCCCTTGGCTTCAGCCATCTCATGCTTGACCATGGACTTGGGAGCACCCTTCTTCTTCATGAAGGCCACTTCTTTCTTCATCATTTCCTTGGACTCTTTCATACTGCCTCCTTCGGCATGTGCTTTGGGACCAACAAACTTCTTCGCTACGCTGGGTGGGACATCTGTCTTGCCTGCAAGTGAAGCATACATAAACCTGCGCTGTTTATCCGACTGGACTGGCACTACTTTCTCCCGGTCCACGATTTGATCGTGTCGGTTTCCCAGATGCGAATCCCGGTCCACACAATCGTAAAGATTGCTGCAACAGCAGGTAAAAATTCCACAAGCGTGCCAACCACTGTGACCACTGATAGGGCGTCAACAACATGTTTTGTGCCCTCAGAAATTTCGTGTTTCATGTTAACAGTTCCACGCCCTAAGTGATTTATTGATACGAGAGTTCGGATCTTTGGCCGTCTTCTCGCTGGTAAGTTTGGCCTTCATCCCTGACATCCGGGCGCAGAATGACTTCTTGCGCGGGCCACCTTCAGGCTGAGGGGCTTTGAGCCCAGGCTTGCCAGGGTTGGCCTTGTTGTAGGAAGCCCGCCCTTTGGCGTTTAACCCGCCCTTCTCGGACTTGCCTTCCTTGCGTTGCCACGCTGGGGACTTAGCCATCATCAGTCCTTCAGAGCCAGGAACTGGGGGAGGGTCAGGCAGTCATTGCTGCCCGAGGTTAGCGTGCGGCTCACATAGGTCCACACAGCTTGCGCAAGCGTATCGTAGTCTACT